ACGCTCATGCTGTACGTCAGTATAGCAGGCCGGGCGTTACTTGCCGCCGGTTTTTCGGGCGTTCGCAATCGCCCGCCGCACAAGCATCCGGCCCGCTAGGTCAAGGAACGGCAGGCCGCGTGCGGCGGCCTCGGCCCGCATGACGGCCACGACCTCGTCTATCCTCTCCGGCCTGCTCGCCTCGTCGCAGCCCCATGCGTCCATGTCTGCTGCCTTTTCGCGGCAGGCGCAGGTCGGTGTTGGCGAGATGCCGAAGCGTTTTAAGAGCTTGGAAAGCTCGGTGCCGGGGCCGCTCGTCGGCATCGGTGCCGGCTCCGGCAGCCGCGACACTCTCGGATAGAACTCGCTGTCTGTGTCAATCGTCCACTCGTCGCCGTCCTGTGCGACGACGCACGGCAGCACCTCGTCGAGCGTGTAGCCACGCTCGCGGCAACGCTGCTCAAGGTGTGTGCGGTGAGTGGTAATCAAGGTAGCGGGTTTTTAGACAGCCATGCCTGTGGAGAAGTCTGCGTAACCTCCCCGTGTGACGCAAGGTATGAGCCTATGTTTCCTAGATACATATCTTCTTGCCTTGTTGAGTCGCACAGCCAGCAGAGCTTGTAACCAAGCCTAACAATGTTTACATCAAAAGTGTCGCACCCGCAATTTGACCCAGGGTAGTAGTCTCTATAGAGAAGCTGGCCGTTGAAGTATTGGCTGTCCAAGGAACCAGACAAACCGAAGGGCGGCGATTCAAGAAATGGTCCGCAAGAAGAACCACCAGCAAAAAAATCTGGGAAACTGCATCCCACAGTCCCGGTTCTTGCCCCCAATCGCAACGACGCAGGGACGTCGTACCTGTTCGTGGACTCGTTGTACTCAAGAGGAAACGTCCTGTTGAGCGTTACACTGCCAGTTCCTTCAAATCGCAGGTATATGGTCGCTGGTTGCAATCCGGTATTGCATCTGCCAATCCCCACATTTGCGCCCGGGCAACACGGATTGGTCAAACACGTCGTGCCCACGCCCTTGAACGTCTTGTCTGCGCCCTGGCACTGACACTGCGGCTTGACGCTGCACGACGTGCCCTCGCAGCACGCGCCTTCTTGGCAGGCTTGGTTGCACTCGGCCTCGGTGCGGTAGCCCGTGCGACCTGTGGTCGTGACGCCGCCGGGGAGAGTGGTGGATTGGTAGCAGGGCATTTATTTGAACGTCACTGCGAATTGGAGTCTGCCGGATGGCGCGTCGTCCCCGACGGACTGTATTGTTGTAAGAGTCCCAAGCGGTTTCCTGTCGAACCCATACACACTTGTGTTTGGAAATCTAATCGGACTTGTCCCGTCGAGCGTCGAAGGAATTGGGCCGCACAATCCACCCGTAGCGTAAGCATAAATGCTATCATCCAGCGACGTGTCAAACTTAAGCGTGCCCCGAACCTCCGGCCTTGAACGCGATCCAGTAGTCACGCCAGTGCAGGAAATTTGGCTAGCTGTTTTATATTGCTCGTCCCACTCAGAGTAAAATGCAAAAGTCCTAAACTGGACAGCTCCGTTGACCGTCACGGGGGCTTCTGGGGACGTTGGAGGAACTACATTAAACTCTATCGACAAGTCTCGGCATCCGCTGCCGACTCTTACCCATTTGTTTGTGCCCCCACGACTTAGCGAGTACGTTCCAGACAATGAGCCACCGGCCACGGCCACAGAAACGTATTGCTCAAGGTTCCACGGACTGTATTGGCTCCAGTGCGTCTGCCGGAGAAACTCTGGAATTGTCACAGTGGCGGTGACGCTTGCAATGGTGTCCGACGCACACGCAGGATCGGCACAGCAATACCAACCCTCGCAGCACGCCGAGCACTCGCCGCCAAGCATTGCCATCGGTCAGCACTCCGCAGCAATGAGAATCCACTCGGTGCCAACATAGGCTATGGAACACGCCTTGCTGCCGGTGCCGCTAACCGAGGCAAAGTAGTTCTTGACGTCGGCGTATGTCGTGCCGCTCGTTACCGCATCAGTGACGGTCTTGGTACTCCCCTTTGTCCACGGTGCCGTAAAGGTGCCACGCACGATGCCAGCGTCAGCCCCGCCGCTGGCTAGGCGAACCAACGCCCACTTGTTGCTGCCAGTGCCGCTTTGCTTCCAGAGAATCAGCCCGTCGCCTTTGACGCCTGTTTTCAGCCCGCCGCTCGAGCACGCGACAAACTTGTCATCGACCTTGTCTACCTCGACCTTGGCCTGCACCACCCCGTCGATGGCCGCCCGGCCGAACTTGCCGGCCGCGATCGGCTCCACTGTCACAACGAACTTACCGGCCGTCGTGTCCGATGGCGTTGCGCCCTCGAGTATCGGCACGTCCTGGAACTGCGAGAGGCTGGATGCTCCGGCGGTCGGGTCGTTTGCGATCCCGGTGATTGCCAGCACTCCCCACTTCGGCACCGTCGAGCTGGTCGTGTTCTTGATTTGCACCATGTGGCACGGGCGACCGAACCCTGGATTCTGGCCGACGAATGTCGGCCGTGTGCTCACTGTTTCGAGCACTCGATTCCACGATTTGGCCGTGATTTTGAGCGGTTGGCCCGGCCGAACTTTTTGGTAGTCGGTCACGCTACATCACATTCTTTTGAGCTGGGTCAAGCGGATGCGTGAACTTGGAATTGTCCGGAGGATTTAGCCAGACCTGCGGCCAATTAGTTCCGATGCCGAGGCCCGTGACAGGGTCCGTGAAATCGACGTGCTCGTAAACTCGCGCGACGTACACGTATCGCGGCTTTCGTATCGCGACACTACCGCCTGCCGAGTCGGTCTCGTACTCTACCCAGAGATACTCCCATCCGTATTTGTAGATATTCTCTATGCCGCCCACCTCGAAGTTCAGTCGATTGAGCCTTGCGGAAAATGTAAACGTCACCGCAACCATCGTTTGTGATCGCGACGTGTCAAGCCGAGCACCGAGGAACAGAACTTCGCCAGTCTCGAATATGCGAAACTTTTTTGAGTTTACCTTTCCGGTCATGTTGTAAATGTTCTTGATTGCCGGATTTGCTCCCGACAACAAGTAAGAAGCTGGTGCCATCCACGTTTCTGTGAATTGCATACTTGGCACGGTAATGTCCACGCCCTGCACGGAATCGGCGTTTGCGTTGATAGCACCCTTGGGGTCTGGAGCCTCCCCCTCGTATGCGTACCGATTGACGTATGCCGATGGGTCTGATGAATCGGTCCACGCCTGCGTGATGTGCTCCGATCCTCCGGTGGTATCAAATGACAGCGTCCCGGGAGCGAAAACAATGTCGTTCCCATCTCGGACTGTTGTGATCCCGGTGCCCTCGTACTGATTCAGCCCTGCATTGCCGTAGGCGGCCGTCGCCTCATACCAACCGTTGCCAAGGTTTTGAACGTCAAGCCTGGTGCGCCTGTGGCCCGAGTAGTAGAGCGGGCACCCCTCAATGGCGTGGGCTTCGGCGGCCGCGTAGCCACTCATCCACTGAAACAGCCATTTGACCTCGACCTCGCGGGCTATCAGCCCATCGGACGAGGTGGTCAGCGACCCGCTGCCGGAATCAAAACGCTCGATATTGTCATCTGGCCGAATCATGGCTTGTTAGGCGAACGCCGCTCCGCTTGGTTGTTGTTGCAGTATTTGTCGCAGAATGGCGACCGCCTTTTCTGTGGCAATCGCCGTGCGCTCGGAGACGGAAACCAACTCCCGCTCCGAGCTAGCGGCCACGCCGCCAATCGCCGGAGAAGGGTTCGAGACGCCGCGGGCCAGCGCGGTGGCGGATGGAACCGACCGACCACCGGTCGGTCGGCTCATGGCGACGAGCTGCTCGACGCCGTCAGCCGTCCGTCCGGTTGCGTCCGCGATCTTGGCCTCATTACCTAGCTTGGGTCCGATGCCGAGCTGCCCGGCTATGCCGCCCGCGAACGTGCCGATCGTGTCGCCGCGGGCCGGCTTGTCGGCACCTGCTGCCATCGGTTGCTCGAGGGCCTGGCGGAACTCGTCGCGCTTGATGCCGCCTTTCTTGGCGGCGGCTTTCTGCTGGCCCTTAGTGCCCGACATCATGTACGCCACGCCGGCCCCTGCGGCTGCGCCTACTGCCAGCACGGCCGCAATCTGGCCGAATAGGGGCAGAGCCAAGAACGCCACTCGTAGGGCCGTCAGGGAGGCCGTGAGGCCAGCGGCCGCGCGAGACATAACGGCACTCACGGCCTGGAACGCCGGGCCGGCCTTAATGAAACCGCGGATTCCAAAGTTCACGGCAGTCAACGCCCACCCCACCGACACCATCGCCACGCCAAGGCCAACGGCCGAGGCCGTCAACGCCGCGAGGATTGGCGACAAGATAGGGATACCGCCAAGCAACCACGAAAGCAGGTCAATCACCATGGCGATGCCGTGAGAGGCGACCGCTAGGGCAGGGGACAGGCCAGTGCCGAAGGCAATCGACAGCCGCTCGATGGCGGACTGCATCCGCTCGAACGCCCCCGTAATCCCCTCCATCATGATCTTGAACTTCTCGGCTACCGTTCGCTGCGATTCCATTTCCTGCGCTAATCGCTCGAACCCTTCTACCCCCATGTCCGCGAACGCGCCGATGACCTTGATGCCGCGATCACCGAACACGTCCACGAGGGCCTTGTCGGCCATGATGGCCGAGCGGGCATCGACAGACATTCCCTTCATGGCGTCCGACAAGAGGCCGACAATCTGCACCATCGGCAATAGTTTGCCGTCTACATCGCGGAAGCTAGCGACCGATAGCCCCAGCCGCCCAAGGGCTTTCTCGGCCTCCTGCGAAGGGGCCACGAGCCGAGACAGGAGCACCTTGATTCCAGTGCCGGCTTCCTCACCCTGGATGCCGTAGCGGGCAAGGGCCGCGAACCCCTGCGCCACGCCGAACAGGGTTTGATCGAACGTCTTGCCGGCGGACCCCACGAGGCCGAACGCCTCGACCATGTGGGCAATGTCGGTTTCGCTGGCGTCGGCGGCCGCCGACAGCGTATCGACCGCCTCGCTCGCGCTTGTTCCGAACACGTTCATGCTGACCTTCATGAACGTAGCCGCCTGCTGGGCTTCCACGCCGGACACGCGGCCGAACTCGACGGCCGACTGAGCTGCCCCGGCCATGGCTTCCTCGACACTCATGCCGGCCTTTACGAGCAACGCAAACGACTGAGCAATTTTGGCGGGAGCCACGCCCATGGCCTTGCTCATGCGGATCGACTCGTTGCGAACGGCCTCGAGCTGCTTGGGGGATATGTCGCTCACCGACCCCTTCAGCTCGAGCAGGGCGTTTTCAAACTCGGCCGCCTTCCTCGCGGCCAGCACCATCGGCAGGCCGAGGGCCGCCCCGCCGAGAGCCAGCGTCGTGCCGGTCTGCCGGAGCGTCTGCGACAGGGCCGCCATTCTGTTATGGACACGCTTTACCGCCGCCTGGAACTTCGTATCGTCTGCCGAAATTTCGACATACGCCTTGCCGGCTTTAATTGCGGATGCGGTGCTCATTGGTCAAACAGGCCGGCCACCTGGTCGGCCATCACGACCGAGGGGGCCGCCTTTTCCCTCATTGTCATGGGGTGGATTTCGTTTGCGTCGTATGGCCGTGGCCGTTTTTTCGGGTCGCGGTGGACCTCCGCGATCTGCGCGATGAGTGAGGCAGTATGGTTCCACTGGTCGCGCTGGCGGCCATTGACTGCCCACTGCAGCTCTCGGAGTGACCAGTGGTCGGGTCGGACGCCGATGATGCCGGCCAGCTCGTAGCCGAGTCGCCATACGTCAAGCGGTCGATCATTTGATCGACCTCTCGCTCCATCGCCGGGAGCATCCGCTCCACCTGGCTGACCGCTTTCGCCTCGGCCTCCCGAACCTTCCGGTACGCTAGTTCGAGGTACGCCCTCTGGTTCGGATGGCAAAAAAAAATCATCTCGCTGACAAGCGCATCGTGCGCCTCGTGCGCCACGGTGCCGTCGAAGGCACCGTAGAACCCTTCCGGCGTGACATCACGCTCGACTGCCTGCGGCTCGATCATCGTCCACAGGACCGCACCGAGCGTCATCGGGTCCGCGAGCTGCGTAAGGCTGGCACGATCCTCGGTGGTAATGTCGTAGAGCTTGACGCCCGTGGCCGCCCGCACCCGGTCGTAGGTCAAATAGTCCCCCTTGAGGAACCACTCCCGCCCGGCGTTGTCTTTAAAACTGTGCATTACTCAAACTGCTTGAAGGTAAACCGTGGAAGCACTAGGCCGTCGAGCGGCTCGTCGCCCTCTATGTCGGACACCGTAAACGTCGTGTCGATCAAGAACAGGCCGCCGGCCAGCGAAATCCGGAGCACGTTAGGAACGGCGAACGGGCCGTTTGCTTGCACCCGATTGTCCGCTATGCTTCGAGCCACCGAAATGTCAGCGATCGTCGCCTGGATTTCGTAGCTGCGATGCGTTGCGATTGAGCACTGGACGGCACTGCCGAACTTGGTGGCCTCGACCTCGTTTGTCGTCTCGCGAACAATCACGTCCTGCGCGGAGCTGATGAGCTGGAACTCGATAAAAAGCCGGCAGTTCTTTCCTAGCGCGTAGCTACTGATTGGCACGGCCGGCTCCTAGTGTCAGGCCGAAGCGACGTACCTTCTCAGGCTAATCGTCGTTTCGATCACGCCGTCGATTTCCTGCGGCTCACCGATGTTGTTGACGTAGAACGTGCCGGTGTAGCCGCCGCTAGAGCCCGAAATCGTCACCGTGCCGTTCGCGTGCAGGGTGCAGGAGTGGTCGAGAACCACGACCTCGATCGTCGTGTTCTTGCGAATCGGAACAAATTCCTGTTCGCTATCGCTTCCCCGTGTCGTGACCTCTCCCTCGGCCGACGTCTCTTGAGTGATCGTGACGGACTTCACATCTTTGTTGACGATCATAGTCCCGAACGTGAACGTCTGGTTTTTGCCGAGATGGTACTCGTGAGTGACGGGGGGCATTGCTGTGCTCCGGGGCGCGAGTTTGCGAAATTGGCTTGCTGAACACCAGTATACCAATAGACTCGTAGGCTAAACGGACACGCGGCCCCGGAACGCCTTGGCTATGTCGCCGTTGGCAATGGCCTTTTCGAGTGCCGGCTTCATGAATGGCCGCTTGGGGTACGGGAAGATTCGTGTAATGTCGGTCGGCCGCCACTTGGACGAGTTGAACGGCCGCCTTCCCGTAGGCAGCCATCGAAATATTCGTTTGACCTGGCGGGCCTTTTGGTACTGCCCCTGCCACCGGCTTGAATCGCCGCGCGTGTCGCGGACGATTCGGTCCATCGTTTTCTTGCCGACCAGCGGGTACTTGTAGTTCAGCTCCCACGCTGCTTTCTGAATCTTTCCGCCGACTTCGTGGAGATGCGGGATGCCCCACTGCGCCCCCTTCTTGGATGGCCCCACCACGGCCGTATGGGTCCGCAGGTCGTAGGCGTTGTAGAGATTGCGGCGGAACCCGAGCATGTGCCCGTAGGGAACGTGCGTGAACGGGGGCGTCCCGGCCGGCGATCCTTTCGGCGTCAGTATTTCGCTGATGCGTTGCCGGAGTTCTCGCTGCACGCTGGCCGGCACCCCCGGCATCGCGGCCATCTCCGCGAGCGTCTTGCCCGGGTTGTCTTTCATGACCTTGAGCTGCGGCTTCGCCATGCCCCGCTTTTTGATGGACCGCTTGGCGTAGTCCTTCACCCGCATCGACGCCTTCGAAAGCCCGTCGTATTCAATCTGCGACAGGGCGGTTTTGATGGCGGCCCGGTCGAAAAACATATCGACCGTGACGCGGGTCGGTATACCGGGAACTTTGAAGCCGCGGCCGAACGGGTTCTTATTGAACGTGGCCCCGAAAGCCTTCACGCCGTCACCTTGGCCTGGCTGCGCCGGTATGTGACGGCAATATCCGCCAGAAAAATGCTCTGGTTCATCAGCGTGTCGCGGTCAAACGTGACGTTGTTGGCGATCCCGAACCAGTTGGTCCCGGCCGGCATGGCGGGCGTAGCCGCGGGCAGGGCATTGGAACGGATGCGGTCGGCAATCTGCGTCCGCAGGTTCACGAGCGCGTCCAAGTCGGCGGTGCCGGTGAACCGCTTGGCGACCGTGACGTGGACCTCGAACTCGAACAGGTCCGACCCGTGCGTTATCTGCGTGATTTCCACGTTGCCCGGGATCACGGACACCCTGAGCGCGTCCATGTCGGCACCCTCAAACTCCGGCGTATACGCCCGGGCTGCGGTAATCGACGTATAGGTGCCGGTGTAGGTCGCGGCCGTCAGACTGGCGGCCAGAGCATCGGCAACGAGTATTTCGATAGCTTCCACGAACTAGGCTCCTGGGTTTGCGAGAACTCACGTCCCGGTCGGCTCGTCAGGCGGAACGAACACATCGGCCTGCTCGTCGTAGCGGTAGCCGCCCCGGCCGTAGGCCGCCTCGTGCGACGGGTATTCGTCCGCTGTAGAAAACGGCACGATGGGCGCGATGACGTTGGTGCCGGGTGCGGTCATGCGACCCCTATCGAAATACTCCCCGTGACGGGGTAGAGGGATCGGTAGATGCGGTAGTCTCTTGCCGCCTGGCCGTCAAACGTCATGGACCGCACCGTCACCTGCCATGCCGTCACCCGCAAGCCGTTGACCTCGATGGCCGGCTCGCCAAAGCTGGCCGGCAGGACGATGTAGACGTACTGCGAGGCCGCCACCACCGTCCGCGTGAGTGCCCGCGACGATTGCAGCTCGGCCGTCAACTGGGATTTGATTTGCGGGTCCGTGATGGCCGTAGCGGCCGACGCGCCGATGCACACCACCAGCAGCGTCGAGGCGGCGGCCGGCGTTTTGGTGGTTGCCATCGTGTGAATCCGCCGCACCTTTTGGGACCGGTCGGCCCATTGCCAACAGAACTGCGACCCCTCTGGAATTGACACAACGTAGGACTGACTCGCACCGTTCTCCGTCACCGTCACCTTGTCGCCGCGTTTTGGGTCCGCCGGCAGTTGGTCGCGGTGAATGAAGAAGTCTCTCGTCTCCGACCGAATCATTTGGCCGGCGGCGTCCACCGCCTGCCACCGGCCGACCACCAGCGTTGCGTGACAGGTGCGCGACAGCAGCGATCCGGTCGGCAGATATTCCACGAACACAGAGAGATGATCCCGCCGCTTCTGCTCGAACCACGCTTCCCCGGCGGCGATCATGTCCTGCATCGAAATACTCCATGGAGGGGCCACCGGGGCCGGGCGGCGAGGACAATCCCATCGGCCGCCCGGCCCGAATCAGCCGGCCCCGATCAACCCTGGTTGATGAGGACCTTGACCGTCGTATCGCCCGTAGCCGCAGCCTCGGCGGCCTTGCCGGCCCGCTTGTTGCTGGTCGAGGTCGTCGTGATGTTGCCGGCCGTAGCGTCCCAGTAGACGATCGCGCCCTGGCCGATGGCACCGCTGGCCTTGGGCAGGATATAGCCGCCCTCGACCGAGAGAGCACCCTTGCGGTTGGCCGGGATCGCCACCTCCGCAACACAGAACAGGTCGTTGAGAACCACCACGTCGCCAACGGCCACAGCCGAGGACGGCGTGTAATCAATCTTGCAGTCGCCTTGATAGGCAGAAGCAGTACCCACTAGATCACCTACTTTCTTGGTTTCGCGGAAAGGAAAAATCGTTGTTCGTCACGCCGGGGGCGGGTTTCGCCCGCCCCCGGCTACGTTCTGCAATCGTCAGGCCGCTAGGTTCAAGCGGTCGCCACGCGGTAGGCGGCGAGGCTTTCGGCCTTGGACACGCCGAAATCCATGTAACCCCTCATCTGCACGCCCAGCAGGCTGTAGTCGGCCTGCACCTGCTCGATGGTCGGAACCTGCTGACCGTTGAGAAACACCACGTCGAGGGCAGGCAGGTCCAGAGCATCGGCCATCAGCCACCACGTCGAGGACGAGCTGAGATAGGCACTCGTCACGACCCGGTAGCGACCGTTCATCACGTTCGCGTTGGGGGCCGCCGTCGTGTTGCCGGAGATCAGCAACGCGCTGGTCATCAGCTCCGCGGCGGTCAGCTCCAGCTCGGGCGGAACGAGCAGCACCCGCGGCGCGATGCCGAGGGGGTTGCCGTCCGGGTCTTTCAGCCGCCGCCATGCGGTCGAGGCCGACTTGAGGCTCGACAGGGAGAGGGCATTGCCCGCCGCTGCCGTGGCCGCCTGGTAGTAGCTGGCGTTGGACGCCTCGAACTCGGCCCAGATGGATTCGTTCAGAGACAGAGCAGCACCACGACCGATCCTCTGCGGAATCTGCGACAGGGCGTTGGCATCGTCGTTGATGATGTCCTGCCGGGTGAGGCTGGTCTGGATGCCCCAAGTGTCGGCCGAAACCGAACGCCTGGTGTCCGAACCCTGCGCCACCTTCAACTCGCCGCCGTTGCCGACTTTCTGGAACTTGAAGCTGCCGTTGAGACGGAGCAAGTTGATGTTCTTGAAGTCGCTGACCGAACGAACCGCGGAAATGTTCTTCCACGTATCTTCGACCGACGTGAACCCCGCGAGCAGGAACTTGTTGACGAGGGCCGCCAGCAGGTTGCTCACCTCATGGGTCGCGAAGGCCGCCTGAAGAACCGGGCCGAGGTTGCCGCTCGAAAGCCGGTCGCTGCCGGTGTAGCTGTTGGCCTTGGCAGCCTTGAGCAACACCTGGCCCACGCTCACGTCTCGCCGGGCCTTGTCGGCCGCCTCGAGCACGCGGGCGTCGTACACCTTCTCGATGTTTGGGAGCCCGCTCTGCATTGCGAGGGCGGCCTCCACCACCTTGCCGGAATCGACCTCCGGCTGCGAAACATGGATGCCGACCCCGCCGCGGCTCATCCGCAGCTCGGCCAGCTCCATCCGCTTCGCGAGGGCCTCGCGGGCCTCCCGCTCGGCCTTCAGCTCGGCCTTGAGGGTTTCGGTCGCACCGGGGGAATGGTCATCCACCGCTGCGCCGTCGCCGCCCTTGGCGTTGACGATGTTGGTGATAGGTTCCACGGCACCGTTCGCCGCGGCTTCCACCTTGTCGGTGGGCGAGAGATTGGCGTCGTGCGCCATATCGGTATCCTCGGTCGCCTCGGCGGCGATTGCCGCGGACGTTTGGGCGTCCGCTCCCATCAACACAATCGAGGTTTCGCGGAGCGCGGAACCACGAACAACGGAGATAGGGCCGTTGAACTCACGGCCGTTGACGGTCACGGACTGCCCGGCCGCCACGTTTTCGATGTTGCTGGTATCCGCGCCGATGGACGCCTGGAACCGCATCCCCTTGCGGGCGAGGGCGATCACCTTCTGTGCCGTGTCGCCTTCACCGATCAGTTCGCCGGAGACGATGAGCTGCTGGCCGTCGTTGACGATCCTCGTGGACTGCCCGAGCACTGAGTCGATGCTGGCGTCGTGCCCCCACAGAATCGGGATCGACTGCCGGCTGTTGTCCATGCCCGACAGGTCAACCACGAGCGGGTTGCGGGACCACGACTGCCGGATCGACCGGCCGGTGTACGCCACCAGCTCGAACGCTGGCGTCATGCCGGCGTCGTCGGCGGCCTTGATCGAGAACTCGGCTTCGATGGCACAGATGCGGCCGGGGGCGGCTGACATTTTGTTCATGGCCTTGGTAGATGGTTGGTTTTTCTGTTTCAACTGAGAACCTCGTTGTCTGCTGCCCACTCGGCTTGAGCCCGCTCGTAGACCGATTCGGCAAACCGTCTCCCGGGGTCTCCCCCCCACAATCCCCACGCGATCCTGCCGGCCGATGGGTAGCCCTTCTCGCCTGGCGAGAATCCTTGGCCCTTCTTGTCAACTTCGTGACGGGCGAAATAGCTCACCATCCGGCCGATCGTGTCGAGACTGAGCGACTTCCCGTTGGCTATGTCGCGAGCGCGGGCCACCCCCACGGCCGTGCCGCCGCGGTTGAACTCGCGCCGCCACTCCAACGCCCTCGCCGCCTCGGCCTGCGCGTCCTTGGGAGGGACGTAGCCGTCCGCTGCCTGCGTGCGCTCCGCGGCGGCCGGGGCCGCGGGCGTCGGCTGCGCTACTTCCAGCTCCAGCTCACGCATGAGCGTTTTCTCGGCGGCCCGCTGCCTGAGGATTTCCCGCCAATCGGTCCCCACCTTGCTGCACTCGTCGGCCAGCGTCGTCGTGTTGTTCGCGAGGCGGATCGTCTGAGCGTCGGCTTCCTTGGTCGGATCGACGTGCTCCCATCCCTGCCAAATCCAACGCCAATTCCATTCGACGACCGGCGGTAGACCGTCCGGCAGGAGGCCCTTGATGAGGGCGGCCTCGTCCAGCCAATCCACGAGCAGGGGGTCGAGAATGTTCCGCTCCAAATCCTCGCGGAGGCAATTCACGCTCTTGCGATAGACGAGGTAGTCGCCACGCATGGAGCTGTAGGACGCCTGCGATGAATCGAGGGCCGCGACGATGTAGGGCAAATTCAAACAGCGGGCGATTTGGTTGAGTAGTCGCTTTTCGAAATCGCTGTAGGTCGAAGTCGGATGCTCCGGCCGCATCTGCGTTGCATCCCACCCATCGGGCAGGCTCATTGCCATGCCGCGAACAATCGGCATCGTGTCCCACGCCGGCATGGCGGCCGTGCCGGAGTCGCCGGCCGGGGCGTTCGTGTGAATCAAGGCGGCGAAGTCGGCGGCCGTCTCGGCCGCCTGGACGGTCGCGAGCGTGAACCGCCGGAGCATCGCGAACAGCTCGAGGGCCGGGACGATTTCCCCTACCCCCCGATGCTGACCCGGCCGGACCTTGTTGGCCCAGTGCAGAATCCGGTCGGAGCTGACCCACTCGCCTGTGTAGCTCGTCCACGTCAGCGAGCCGGGATGGTGTTCGAGAATGTGCCACTCGACCACGTTGCCCGATTCGTCCAACTTGATGCCGTCGATTTGGCCTAGTTGCAGAATCCACTGCGGATTCGCCACCTGGTCGGCCTCGAGCAGCTCGATGTCGAGCTGAACGCCGTCGAGCTTGCGGTTGGTTTTCTTGCGGGCGAACACTTCGCCGTCCACCGCGCGAGCCCGCCGCATCACGCGGAGCTTGGCCGCTAGGTCGATAGAACGAGCCCACTCGTGGACGTTGTGCTCCACGCCGCGGACGTTGGTATCCTCCGGCTGGACGCCCGGGATGATGAGCTGCAGCCGGGGGCCGGTGCCCACCAAATCGGTCGCGAGCGTCGAGAGCATCCCAGACAGATACGAGTTGTTGTCGGCCTCGTACCGTGCCCGAGCCCGCAGCGTCCGGCGGACCCCGGGGTGCAGGGCCGCGTCGGCACTCCACCAATCGGATTGTGCCCAATGCCGCTGATTGTTCGGCGTCGTCTGTGCGGCGTCGTACCGGGCCTGCACAGGTGCAGGCTGAACGGGTTTACGCGAGAAAAAAGACGGCAGCTTCACGCTATTTTCACCCGTAGGGTGGATACCCGGGAAGCCCGGCCATGCCGGGGGGCGGGTATACGCTGGTGGTTGCCGGATCGGGAGCACCCGATGCGTTTGGCGATACGGTTTGCGCGAACCGTAGGGCAGCGAACGGAGAGCGATTGGTGACGGCCGCCATCTGGATGGCGAACTTCGCCGCGGCCACCTGCTGGTCTAGGTCGTGCTGCTCGACTTCACCGGCATCGGTGCGGGCGCGCTTGGGCTGCGCGAGATTCGCGGCGATTGCTGCCAGAATGTCGTCGGTCGCGGACATAGGTACTCCGTGCGAGGGCGGTGCCCTAGCATTAGTGTACCAATGTTCACACGCCCCAACGGGTCAAAGGAACTCGATCAGCAGCATTTCCTCGACCTCGGCGTCCAGATCGTCAAAGAAATCGGATTCGTCCGCGGTCCACATGACGCACCTCCGAAAGCCGGGTTGATGCCGTCATTTTATTTGGCGGTAGCCGGCGTCCGGCGGGCGGATGCCCAGCGGCCCGATCGTCTGCTAGAGCGTTTCGGGCCTCGTGTCGAGTACCTCGAAGTGCCGCATGACCTCGCGAACACGAGGCCCCTCGTAGATGAAGTCGAGAGCGTAGACGTGAATGACAAGGCCGGCGGCCAGCGGCATCGTCTCGCAGCCGTTTATCACTGGTCGGATCGCACCGTCGAGCGGCCCGCCGATAAACTCAAGGCGTCGAACGTCCGCGGTCACTAGCCCCTCGCCGTCAGGTAGAGCCCCACGTTGGCGGCCGCATATCCAAGGTACGCAATAGCAAGGCCGTGCCGGCCCGCCATATACAAGTCAACGGCCACTACGAGATAGATCACGCCGGTAAAGGCAATCAGCCACGGGCTCATGACGCCTCCACCCACGCGGCCGCTTCGAGCAACCACGCGGCCAGCTTGCGGAGCTGCTTGCCGTCGCCTTCGTCAAAGCACAGCAGTTCGACCTCAACGGCCTTGCCGCACTCGTGCGTTTCGTCGTCGTCCTGGAGCTTGACCGACCACTGGGTGCAATGGGCCGCGGCCGACGACAGCTCGCCGCCGGGGTACCGCATGTTCCGGCCCATCCGCAACGGCCGCGGCTTACTGACCTTCGACTTTGTCATGACGCTCCGGCAGGACTCGCCTGCGTTTGGTGCATGGGCAATCGGGATGGTGCTCTAGGGCTGTGATTTGGAACACACCGTAGACGGCCGCGACCCATGTGTGGCCGTCGTGCTGGATGTTCTGCAGGAGCATCGTGTGGGGCGGTCCAGCGTCCGGCTGCAAGGAGGAACAGCCGGACGCCAGAGCCACCACCACCAGTAGTGCGGTAGGCCGCATTAGCGGTATCTCACAACGGCGTACCAGCCACGCGCGCCGCGGGCCACGCCAATGTCGATTGGGGTTCGCCGTCCCCAGTAACAACAATTGGAAATGGCTTTTTGCTCCGAAACGGTTGAGAAACCTATGCCCTCTGTCTGGCCGCATCCGGTATGGACGAGGGCACCCCGGCGGGCGAGAACGACAGCGGCGTCCTGGGCGGACTGAACGACAACGGCACGGCGAGTGACGATGACGTTATCGGCCGAGGCCGTGACCGCGGACAGAGCGACGACAAGGGCAAGCAGAAGGGAACGCATGGAGCATCCTTTCGTTTGGGGGATCGGACCTCCCGCAGACTGCCATGCCCGGCATTAGCGTCAACCCACTTTCTACCGGCCCATCCTCGCGAGCAGCTCGGCCCGCTTCGCCGCCATATCCTCTTTCGAAATACTCTTGCGCTCCCCGGCCGGTTTGGCCGCGGCCCCTACCGCCGAGATCCCGGTGTACGAGGCCGCCACCGCCGACCCCACGACACAGTCCCACAAATGATTGTCGCGGCCCGGGATCAGCTTCCACTCGTCCACGACCCGCATCTTGGATTCGACGCGGACGGGAACCTCGCTCGCCATCTGCTCCGCGAGCATATCGTGACCCTGCCCGCCGTGGATCGTGAACGTCTGCACGTCACCGACCGGCAGCTTGCATCGTGACGCCACGAGCGTTTTCCATGCGTTCGTGTCGTAGAGGACGTGCCGCTGGCGTTGGATCGTGCTCGTCCGCCAGTTGGCCCCGACCCGCTCGCCCCGGTCGGGACTCTTGTCGCTGATGGTCGCGCCGCTGGCACCGACAAACCGGCCGTGCGTCGGCAGCACCCGCGGCCCCCACTTCGACCGGCGGGCAAAGTCCCTGACCACTCCCTGCGTCTGCGCCCAGTTGGCATCGACAAAGAGCTGGCCGACCCGGAGCACGGCGTCGTCGCTCTCCCGGGAGAACTCCCGATCCAAGAGCATCGCGGCCACCGCCTCAAGGCCCGCGTGGATCCCGGCCTCCACACCCTCAACCCCGGCCGCCTTCGCAAGCGTTTTCTTGGCGTCCCGCAAAGAAAAGTACGCGCGGCCTTGGTCCGGGTAGGCTCCGTAGGCGACGAGATGCCCACGGAGCTGGTTGCCCCACGCCACCACGGCCCAGTAGAGCAGGGTTTGCTGAACGTCCACGAACGCGGTGAGTGTGTCGAGGCCCCGTGGCACGATCCACCTGGGCACTTCGATGACGCGGCGGCGCAGGTCGTCCGGCACGAGCCCCTGGCTGTTGGCCTCGTTCTTCAGCGGGCTCTGCTGGAACTCGCTCGCGAACACGTCCGCCCCGTCGTCAATGAGGGCGTTGTAGGCGTGTTGAATCGAACTGATTTCCGTATCGGGATCGAAGCAGCTCGCCCACGACACTTGGCACCCGGCGTCCATCGCGTTCCGGTTGTTGGCGTAGTAGGCGTTGGCTTCCTTGTGTGCTCTCGCCTGGTCGCCAACCAAATCTTTTGCGAACGAGCAACGCAGCTCGCGGTAGGTGTTCATCCACATTTCTTCATGGGCATCCGCGAACTTGCGGACCATCGGAATCCGCTCGCCTTGCCACGCGGGGTATTTCCCCTGGTCGAGCAACTGGTCAACCATGTCGTCGGTCTGGATGACCGTTGCGTTGACCACGCAGGCCATTTGCTTGGTGTGCCCGGCCAGCTTGATGACACTCTTCAAGAGTATTTCGAGCCGGGCCTGGCACTGGACCGGCGACCGGGCCGACTCGCGGGTCTGCGGATCGTCCACGATGGTGAAGTCTGGCCGGAGCTGCTTGCCGTCCGGCGTTTTCCACCGGAGGCCAAGGATCGAGCCGGTGAGGCCGCGGCTGGTGAGGATCGACCCGGCCGACACACTGCCGTCGATCGCGGGGAACACGAGCGTGTCTTTCTTCCACCCGATATGCGTCCGCTTGCCGTTGTGCGTCTGGCTGTTGCATCGCTGCGGCTTTCCCTCAAGGGCGCGGATCGCATGGCAGACTTCGGGGAAATCCTCGTAGAGCAGGTCGTTGTCGGATAGCTCGGTGCGGATCGAGTTAATGGCCTTGGCGGCTAGATCCGCCTCGGCCGCGAATATCGCCCCGAACTTCCGATGCCCGTAGAGCACCGCCCACAGCAGGGCGTTTTCCGAAATGGTCGATTTGGCGAATCCTCTGTAGACCGCGTTCGTGAACCGGCCGCCCCGGAGGATGCAGTCTTGAATCCGGCCGATAACCCGCTTGTGGTCGTCCGAGAACGGCGACAGGCCGGTGGAGAAGGGGAAGTAGGTCGTGAGGAACAGCTCGAGGTTAGAGCGGCAGCTCTCCCGCCGGTCGGGGTTGGCGACCTTGGGTATCTCGCCAATGTCCGAACCCTTGCGGGTCCGCTCCCGCGACCGCTCAATGTCGGCCAGCCGTTTCGATTCTGAGGCCCCTAGCGGGTCCGTAGAGGGCTTACGGGGCATTGGGGGCCTCCACACCCGTACAGTAGTCCGCAACGGCCAGAGCGGCCCATACATGCGACCGGACGCCGTACAGCGGGCCGGGCCTGCCCTTGGTGCCGACCGGGCCGTACTTGTCGAGCAACGCCTGGCGGATGTTGGCGTCCTTGGCCCGGGGGCTCCCGCAGAGGTGCAGTTTCACGTCCTTGCGGTACACCAGCCGGTGAGGGCCGCGGTGCGCCTGCAGGAAGCGGCCGATCCACACGCACGTCTCGAACACTTCCCGGCCGACCGCCATGCCGTAGCTGGCGATCATCTCGCAGGCGAGGTAGTTGCTGTTGATTTGGCACGAGGGCAGTTGGCCGCACTCGAGTATTTCGATAAGCCTGGGATTGGGCACAATCTCGGAGTCGAGCACCCGCTTGCCGTCCCACAGGACGTAGGCGGATTGAGTCGTGCCGGGGTCGAGGGCGAGGATTCTCATGCGACCGCCTCCCTCTGCTTCGCCTTCAACTCCGCGAGCATCCGCTTGCGGGCTTCCTCGTCGGCCCCGGTCCACTCCCGGGGAGGCGGCTTGTCGTCCGGCCGGGGCGGGCCGGCGGCCCGCTTGGCGGCCTTGGGGCCGTCGTACTGGCCGCCGAGCAGACGCTCGACAAACCCCGGCTTGACGAACTGGATCAGCGTCACGGGGCTATCGAAATACTTCGCCCCACGGAGACGGCCGAGCGCGGCGGGAACCTGCTCCCACCATCCAGGTTCCGCTAGGCGGTCCTCGGAACCGTCCGGCAGCTTGTGCGGCGACCACTTGGCACCCGGCCCCTTGTTCCATGCCTCCCGAAGTTCTGCGCAGCTCGCGCGGGGAGGAGGAGGAATTTCTTCTCTCCTAGTTCTTATCTCCTCTAGTGCGCTTTCGCGCACGGGGCCGTGCGCAGGAGCGCACGCACCCGTGCGCTGTTGCGCACCGTCACGGCTTGCGGCGGCCCGATCTGCATGATTGGCCCGTGTTTTGGCACTTTTCGAGAATCTGCGCTCCCAGCCGGGGATTTCTACAGATTGCCCATCCTCCCCAAACGATAGCCAGCCGACAGATTCGACGGCCTGCCAGAAATCGGGGGTGCCGCCGAACATTCGACAGAGCCGCGGCATTGTCATGCGGGCGGTGCCGCCGTCCGCGTTGAGTCCGGCCCACGTCCAGAATCCGACGATCCGGCCGACGATGAGGTAGCGATCCTCGCCGGTCAGGTCGATTAGTTCCTCGACCTCCGGCTTGCTCGCTAGGTTGCAGTCAATTTGAATCCACTCTCCGGCCATTCCTTGGCCCTCCCTTCTGGATTCCGCCCCGCCGCGTCGAAGCGGCACCGTGCCTATCACGAGGGGCGGCTTGTGTTCACGATTGCGGGGAATCCCACTGGGCTTGCTTGTCCTCGCTGGCCGTCGCCACGCGGGTTGCGGCGTCCGCGATCAAGTCGAGCGAGCTGGCGATCCGCTCGAGCAGACGCTCGACCCGGTCTATCGCGTCAGATTGCGGCGGCGCGTCGAACATCGGGCGAGTGTCTTGGCGGCCCTTGGCCGGGCCGACACTGCGGATTGACCGAATCGCAATGTCTCGGTCTACCCACACCGGGCCGGAGTGATCCTTGGCCGTCCGCATGAGCTTGACCGCCGGCACGAGGCCCTCGCCGTGGAGCTTGCTGATCGTGCTTGCGGCGTTCTTATCGGAAGTCAGCTCCGAGATTCGAACGTAGCCAGCCGGCACTTGCGTCTCGTCGGTAATCACCATTGTGGAATACTTCATGTCGCAATTCCTTTAAAAAACAACCAATCCATCCATGCCGCCGTCCCGCACGGGACTGCCGCGGAATCTGCTACCACTCGCCGCCATAGCGGCCGTTCATCGAATCAATGTGCTCGTCCTCGCGTCCGGCCGCGTAGGCGGCCGCCGCGTGATGCGAGCCGGGCTTAATCACGATTGGCGTCCTGCACTCCGGCGGAACCCTGCACGGCTCGACCGGAACTAGGCTCAACCGGTCGGCTTCCTCTTGTTCCTCCGCGAGTAGCTGGTTGTGCTCGCGGATTCGTCGTAGCCGAGCTTGGTTGGCCCAGTACGGGCTCAGTGTCGTGGCAATGGGCGGCCTACTCATGCTGGCACCTCCCTGCTTGCGTCCTCTTTGTCGGCCGTCGTTCGCAGCAGGGACGCCTGGACCCGCAGAAGGTCCGCCAGAGCCTCGGCCTTCTTGGCTACGTCGCGAATGGCATCGCCCCTCGTCTCTCGCCACCCGTCGTCCTGCGGCACCAGAGACGTGCCGACGCGAACGTAGGGCGTCCCCTCGACAATCACCTTTTCACCGAACTGAACGAAGTGCCGCAGCCCCGCCGCGTCAACGGCTTCGAGCGTGTGGGCGTGATAGACACGGCTCATGCACCACCGCCGATCACAGCAATCGCCAGCGGCACTAGCCACAGGAACGGAATGTCGTCGCCGCCGCCGTTGGCTTCCTTGAACGAGGCCCATTCCTTTTCTGGCTGCGTTCGCCTTTTTTTGGCGGGCTCCTGAGCCTCCGGGGCTTCGGCCGGCTGGTGACGCTTGGGAACCCAGTTGTTGATGCAGGCCTTTTCAGCTCCGGCGTTCTTTCCGCGTTGCGGGATATAGGTTCCCGTCTCAACGTAGACACGCTCGCCTTCGAGTTCCTTCTCGTCCCAATCTGCCTGCCCCGGCTGCGGGCCGGGGACGCCGGCACAATCGGCTATCGCCATCAATTTTTTGGTCCAGTTAGTCGCAACGTCTGCGAACACTCGCTTGCTGGTGCCGTTGTCGTCGCAGTCCACCCAAATCGAAAGGCAGTCGCCGCACGGGTTTTGAGCCGTCACGCTCCACCCGGCTTTTTCTTCCACCTTTTTGATGGTGCCCCAATAGGTGCCCGGGGCCAGCGGCGTCCGGTCGTACTCGGCCGCCTTGGCCGGCGGGGCGTCATCGAATTTGTCCCAGCTCACTTTCACGATTCAATCTCCGGTTTGTGGGTTTTGTGTCCGACGCGGACCACGCGGGCCGCGTCACCGTCGAGCAGTTCCTCAATCTGTGCCGTGGCCTTCCGAAAGCTGACCTGCCCCGCGGAAAAAGACTCGGCCACCGTGCGGATGGATTCCATGACGTGCTGCTCCTGGTCGCGCCGCACCGTCCACGGCGTTTTGTCATGCGCCGACATTGGCAACCTCCCCGCCAAGGGCCTTGTCCCGGGACTCGATGGACGCCTGGAGCTTTGCGAGCTGTGCGTCTGTCAGCTCGCCGCGTTCGTTGGCCTCGGTGGCCTCGTCAAGGATCGTCGCGAGCTGCTCGCTCGTGGCGGCCGCGGCCACCCGCTCCGTCCACAGCGGTTTGCTGGCGACCGGGGCAGGGGAGTTAACCGGCGTCACGCCCTCGAACACGCTCGCGAGCGCGTCGATCGTCATGGGCATTTCGGCCGGCAGGCCCATTCTGTTTTTGGCGTCAAATGCAGCCGACCGTTCGGCGTACATGACCCTTTCTTTCCCCCCGCGGGCCTTCATTCGCCCGTCCGACCCCTCGACCAGCTTGGTTTTGTAGCTGCAAAACAGCAGCGCATCGCTCCACTCCTTGAACAGCGGAGAAACCTGCTTCGTCAGCTTCAACTCCCATCGGTCGTATCCGTCCGTCTGGTCCGGCGGCGACGTGCGGACCACCTTGGAGTGGGCGACGAACACGACGTGGATGCCACTGCGAACGAGGGCGTCCGCGGAGGCAAGGAATCTCGCGGCGTGCTCTTGCAGCATCGTGTAGCCCTTGCCGAAACCGAAATCCTCGATGCTTTTCTTGCCAGACTGTTCAAGCAACCACTCCACCAGCAGCTTTTCCGCCCAATCTGCGGAGTCGATCACCACCGTCCGAAACCCCTGCGAGTTGACGGCCAGCTCTTTCATCGCCAACGTCAGGTCGCGCCACGACGTGGCGGTAGACCGAGCACAATCCAAATGCTTCGTGCCGTCCTCGGTGTCGAGAATCAGCGGGTTTGGAAACTGGGATGCGAGGGTCGTCTTGCCGATGCCCTCGTCTCCGTAAATCGTGAACCGCTTGGCAGACGGTTGCTTTCCTCGAGTGATCTTGAGAACGCCGCTCATAGCAATCCTTCCTTTTTGAGAATGGCCGCCGCCTTATCCAGTGCCGCATCAAGGCACAGAGTGTCGGCGGGTTCCTGTTGGTAAATCCGTTGACCGACCCGCGATGCCCCCGCCCGCAACACTCGTGCGGCGCGGAACACTCGCAACAAATGAACCACCACGTCAGCCTGGCGGGCTTCTCTCGCCACCACTCTTGCAGCCGTGTTCACGCTCATAAAATCCCTCCGTGAGAACTCGCGGCGCATTGCTTTTGCAATCGTCGCGAACGATGACCACATCCCCGGGCGCGGTGAATCCGAGCTTCACCTGGTCGGGGCGAATCGAAACCACTTCGATTTCAATGCCGTACTTGGGGACAAAAATCTTCTGCCCCACCTTCCGGCCAAGAACCAACACGAAAGCCTCCTTGCCGTCTCCGGCTCATCTACCTTGATTTGCCGGACCTCTGCCGCTTCGTCTCCCGTGCGTCCGTGCGCGGGTGTTCCTTGCGTTTCCATCGAACTAGCGGCGACACACTTTCCCCGTAACGCTGCTTGGCAGAACGCAGTGCGTGAAGGCGGTCGAGCGTGTCGGTCGATTCAACGAGCAACGTGCCGATCTTCTCGCGAAGGTCGTTGAGCTGCTCGCGGGCCTCGACAATGGCGTCGTAGATTGCTTCGCGGTCGCCAGCGGCGATCCGTTCGTCAATCGTCAGGTCGTCCGCCTCGTCAACGGTCAGCCGCGTCGTGGCGTGAACAGAGTTGAACGCTTGTCCCCACAGCGTCCACGCCACGCGGCTTACTTGGTTGACTAGCGAGACGAGAGCATCAGCATGGACAGCCCCGCCGGGCAGTGCGGGGCCTGCCAACGCCATCGGGCAAGTTGCCGACGCAGGTGTTTGGCCTGCGCTCGATGCGAGCGGTGGATTTCCAGCATGGCCTGCCGGATTTCCAACTGGGTTGGATCGTTGGGCTCGCGATCCGATTCGGCATCCGCGTCCATCGCAAGCTGCTGCTGAGTGATCGTCGTGATTTCGCCGTCCATGGCTACCTCCTTGATTGCGAAGGATTGCCGCCGGCTTCCGCTTCGTTGCCATCTGGCGTTCCTTCGCCCTGTGGTTCCCGTCAACCGCGGTGGCTGACGTTGCGGCGGGATATTACCCCTCGGGGGAAAATTAAGCAAGAAGAATTTTCCCCCGGTTGCATAAATCAAGAAAATGCTGATTATTGTAGGCTCTGATGGTCGATTTCATTACGCAAAGGAGTAGCTATGCCCACCGCCCCGACCGACGTTGTTGATGCTCTGCAAGCAAGTTGCCGCCTGCACTTGACCGCGGTTGAGCATTACACGAGCTTGGCCGCCCACCTTGAGCGATGGGGCTACAGCTTGGGGGACCGCTACCGCGTGGACGCAGACGAGGAAGCCGAGCACCTGCAGCGGGTCATGGGCCGGCTGGAATACTTCGACGTGGCCCCGTCACTGGACCACAAACTGCCAACGTGGCCGCGGCACGACTACGCTGGCATCTTGAACGCGAACCTTTTGCTCGAGACGGCGGCCGCGGCCGTCGAGCGGGCGAATATCGCGGTCTGCCGCGAGGCCGGCGACGAACAAAGTGCGCTCGTGTTCGTTGAACTGCTGGCCGGCAGCGAGGCGTCGATCAGTCGTATTGAGGCGACTCAGAAGGTTATCGAGGAAATCGGCCTCGACAACTACCTCGCGACGTTTGCCGACTAGCCCACCAGCTTGGTCACGGTGACGTTAAGGGCCTTGGAAAGCCGCAAGGCGGTCCCAAGGCTTGGGCTTGTGTGCCCTACGAGAATCTTCCACAGAGTGCCGTAGGTGACTCCTGCCTCTGTGGCGAGTTGCCGCCTGTCCATGCCCCGTTTCGCCGCCATGGTTTCCAGCTTGCGGCCGAACTCGCATATCTCGACGCTACGCGGCCGTCCTGCCCGCGAACGTGTCTTGTTGCTTGCAACCATCCGTTCCTCCGTGATTCACGCCAATCGCTTGAATCGCCGCCACTCCCCCCGTAAGGTGGGAGTGGCGGACGAATACACCCCGCTGGGCTCGAACCAGCAACCTTCGGTTCCGTAGACCGATGCCGCACCGGAGCCGTAGGCAGTGACTACTGGAACCGTAGGCCGTGTTTACGGAACTGAAGCGACCCACCCGTTAAATAGTGGGTTTGTGCCGGTTGTCTGGGGGGGTTTATTCGTCTACCGGCCAAACGGACTATTGGCCCACCCTATCCACTCCATGAAGGAGCGAGGCAGGCGTCGGAGGGATCGCAGGAGCAAGCCCCCGGCACAACAAAATGCGTATCAATGTATTCACGAAATGGGCCGCAGACGCTTGGAGCGTATGCGGCGAATTACAGTCTCTTACGAGACGTGCGGCCGGAAACGGTTCGCCAGTATCAGATCACCGCCCGCCTTTACGAGCGGTGGGCCGGCGGCCCCGCTCGGCTTGACGAGCTGGACGAGCAGAGCATTTCCGCCTGGCTTCGCGACTACGCCGCCAGCGGCGTCGAGCCGGAGACGGTTCGCAGCAAAAAGGTCGGGCTGTTGGCCTTGTGGCGGGCCGCCGCGGATGAAGGTTTGTGCGACCCCCCGACTCGCCGCGTCCGCTCAGTGAAGGTGCCGTACAAGGCACCCACATGCTGGGATTGGAACGAGATTACGATGCTGCTGGACGCCTGCCGGTCGCTCAAGCGGTGGCACCGGACGGGCCTGCGGCGGTCGGCATGGTTTGATTTGGCTATCCGCATTGCTTGGGACACTGGGCTACGGCAAGGGGACCAGTGGGCACTGCCGGTTTCGATGGTCCGGCCGGACGGCACCATCGCCATGTCACAGAGTAAGACGGGGAGGGCCGTCATGTGCCAGCTCTCGCCGTCCACGATGGCCGCGGTGCGGCAGTCGCTCGAGGTCGCCCCCCGCGAGCTGCTGACGCCGTGGATGGCTTCACACGAGACTTTTGACGACCAGTTCAAGCGGCTGGTTGGAAAGGCGGGCATCCGGCCCGGGACGTGGAAGTGGGTTCGGCGGGCTTCGGCCACGGACGTCGAGATTCAGACGCCGGGATCGGCGTCGGCCCACTTGGGCCACGTTCCCGGCTCGCGGATCGCGGAGCGGAATTACCTCGACCCCGCGCAGCTCCGGCGGAATGTCGCGACCCCTCGCGAGCTTGTGCTTTCCGCGTTTCAAAATAGGGGCGGGGCATAGGGATGGGCAGGGCAGGGCGGTCGGGTTGACGTATGTCAAGCGACCGGCTGTGACGGCTCCTGACGGCTCCTGACGGTCTGTGACGCTGCCGCGAGCAGCGGCGGCGGCCTTGACGCTACGGGGGCCTTCGGGAGAGATTCGGGCCTTGGGTGGA